CTTGCTCAAGATTGAAGACTGAATCTTCTAACTCTTGTTCTGAAATATCTACTAATGCATATAATTCGTGTGTTGGTATTTCTTCTAGACCTACTGCATAGCCAGTAGTTTCACTTCTAGTTCCTTGTTCTGCAACAAATGTTGCTGAAAAAGTTGCAGTCTTTTTAGGAATCTGCACTGATCTATTAGTTGTACTTCTAACTCTTGCAAGTGATCTAATTGGACTGATCTCAGTAATACCTTTGATTAACTCTCTCACATACTCTGGTGGAGCAAGATAACCTGCAGTATTATCATTAGACGCAGTAAGAACTTTTAATTCATCTGGTCCTAGAGACTCTTTGCCCTCTCTCAACCATCTTTTATAGACTTCCATTTCTTTGGATTCAGTAACAAAGTTACCTTTACCGAAATCTGGTCTAGAAATCATAGTTTCGATTCTGTTGAGTTGGTCTTTTTGTTCGTCTTGAGCAAGTTTTTGTTTAGTCACCTTTTGGTTTACATCTTCTAAATCATCAAGAGATTTTTCAATTCTTTTTAATTTTTCAGAAGTAACCACATCAGCAGAACCTTTTGCTTTAATTTGTGCAAGTTCTTCTTGGTGAGTGTGTTTAAACTCCTCAAACGCTTTACCTAGACCTTCAACAGCAGACTTAACTTCATTATTATCTAATGTAGCCATGATATCCTCCTAGATATTTGTTTGTTTGTTTGATAAAATGTTAGCAACCTTATAAATAAGATCAGCTAACTGTTTAGTGTCATCATCCCGATGATTTAAAGCTTCCATTAATGCTTTTGCACCAACTTTAGCTTCTGTTCGTGAAAGACCTCCTGCATCACGCAGGATTGTTTCCCACTCACGAATACTTTTTTCTCCTTTGACTGATTGAACTACTGCTCTTTCATTCATAGGAAAAGTTACTAATGATATTTCTAAAAGTTGAACTTCATTAAGTGTTCTTGTTCTTTTAGATTCATTGTAAGTTTGTTTTTCTGGATTTGCACGAAAACCGATTGACATACCATCAATTGCACCCATCTTCATTAACTCATAAGTTTCTCTACCTTTTTGAGTTCCTAAAGCTAATTTACCTTTTACATACAATCCTTTTGAATCTTCAAATATATCTTCAAATATACCAATAGGTTCATCTGTTTTATGTTGTGATAATAATTTGACTTTTCTTGCAGGTCTTTCAGCTAAACTTTTTGTGAAAGCTCCTTTTGCAACAATGTCATTTCCATTATCAACATTTCCAAATGTGGAAGCATAACCAGAAAATACACCTTCTTGTTCTGTTTTTATGTCTGCAAAGAAAACTTGTTTTTCTGTAGATTCACAACCACAAGTACCATCCATGCAATCTTTATCTTCTTGTAATTCTTTTTTCTTTGGTTTTTTCTTATCATCATCATCATGATAAGGTTTACCCTCATTTGGTTTATTATCTTCGTCCATTGGTTTTTTCATTTTGGAAACTGCATCCATGTATTCATCATGTGTTTTACATGGCATAAAAATTGTTTTTCCATTTTCATCTAGTGTATGAATACCAGTACATCCAATCTCTTTGGCTCTTGCACCTGCTTCGCCTGGATTATCGTATTTATCTTTTCCAACACTAGCTTTATCTTTTTTTGGTTTTTTATGATAAGCTTTTTCTTCTTCTAATAACATTTTGTTGTCCTCCTTTTTATCTCTATCATTGTATAGACCATTGCATACTGCAAATCTTTGACTTCTGTCTGGAAAATCATCAACTGATGTTTGATCACCCATACATCTTTCTAAAAAATCTTTTCTTTTTTCTTTATCTCTAGGTTTAACAAGAGGCATTAATCTTTCCATAATTTGTTAAATAAAGACTTAACCATCACCTTTATCTTATTATGAAAGAAAACACAACCTACATAACCTATAATTATTCCTAAAATTATTTCCATTTTATCCTCCAGTCATATAATCAGGTGTTGTATAAATAACAACACACCGACAGTTAATTGTTTCTTGTGGACTACCAGATGGGTCAGCAGGATATTTTAATAATTCACCACCTACTTCAAATTTTCCATCTATATTTACTTGTTGTCCATTTGCAAAAGCATGAGTGATTCTTGTTCTCTCATCACTTACAGATACCCATTCTTTTGTAGTACCTGCTATGTTCATTTGAACAGCTGTCTGTTCATTTGCCCATGAAGCAGTTCTATGTACTTCTGTTCTTGCAATCAAACTTGCTCTCCATAAACCCATTCCAATTAATGTATTACGAAGTTTGTTGCTTGTTTCTGGTAAACTTAAATTATTGTTTACTGAAAACAAAATATCATTTTGTATAGCTTCTCTTGTTGCATCATTTATTTCTGTAACAAGTGTTGCAACATTACCATTTATATATTGTGCAAGTGCTATTTCAAATTCTGTATCAAAATCTTTTACATTTTGTGTTCTATTAAGTGCTATATTTTTAAACTCTCTTGCAATAACATTGTATTGTATTCTAAAAATATTACTTAATCTTTCAAAGCTATTATCTAAATTATTTAAAAAAGCAACATCACTACCAGTTTCAAATGCAATTACAGTTTTGTTTGCTATATCATTAAAATAATTTTTTAATAATCTTTGTAAATTTTTTTCAAATGGTATTCTTAATCTATTTTGTCTTTCCCATTCTAATCTTTTAACTTGACTTCCAAACCTTTGTATTTGCTTTTGAGAAATCATTTTTTAATGTAAAGTTCTATTCAAATCTGGGTTATGTTCAAATGATACACCATTTTGTAAAACTAATGCTGTTGCTAAATCACAAGCATCTTCTTCATGTTCTACACTTCCTAATCTAATGACCACATCCCAACCATCATGATCTTTATTTTTTTCAACATTTAAAGTTGTTCTAATAATTCTAAAACCTCTGCTCATATTAACTCCTTGAACTTTTTGGGTGTCCTTTAGGTAATAAATCTGTATCAAATGGTTTACTTTTAAATCTACCTGTTCTAACTGCAAATAAAAATCCATTTACTCTTGCATATGCCCATTGTTCTTCACTTCTTACATTTGGTCTTACTGATTGTGGATTTGTTCTATAAGCTCCAACACCCCTTCTAAAAACTGCTGCTAACATTCTTAAATTAACTCTTTTTGCAGGATTCTTACCATACTTCTCATTATGATCTTTTACTTTGTTTTGTAGTCCTTTTCTTACACCTGCTGTCAATTGTTTTTCTTCTTCTGACATTTCTTCTTCTTTTTTTGCAAGGCTCGGCCAGTAACCTTGTGATACACAACTTGCTCTTACTGTGTAAGGTGCATTTAATCTATCTTCTCTTGTTTTGTATTTATCACAAACTTCTTTTGATGTAGGTGCTTTTATTTCTGCAACTTCTTCAAGATATTTACCTCTTTCTCTATCAAGTTGATCAACTTTTTTATTTGACCATGTTTGTCCTGCATCACCACCCCATAATGCCCAAGCTATTCTACCTGCTGATGGATAACCCTCTTCACCTGATCTAAAACCTTCTGCTTCTTTATCAACTTCATGTCTAGCAAAAAATGATTTCATTCTTCTTACAGTAGATGGTGATAATCTATCTTTTCTTACAATTTGATTTGCTCTTGTAACACCAATTATAGTTCCGCCTCTTCCAAATTCTTTTCTCCACTCCAAACCTTTTTTAGCTTCTTCAACCATGCCATCTGTTGGAGTTGTATCAATATCTTTTTCTGCTTTTACAATTTCATCAAGTTCATCATCTAATAACATAATATCCATAATGTTATCTTCTTCTGATCTTTGTTCTATGTTTGCTTCTTCTGGTATATCTTCATCTTTAGGTGTTTCTTGACTTATAGTATTAAGAGGCATTAATGTTGCAGAAACTAATAATTCATCTGCACCATTTACTGTATCATAACCTAATTGTTCTCTTGCTTCATTACGAGTAAGTATTCCATTTTGTACACCACTTGTAACTGATTCAAATACTCTTCTTCTTTGTTCTGCCATTGCAGGTATGCTATCTATGTCATAGCTTAATCTTAAATCATCACCAAACTGAGGTGTAAGCCATTCATTCATATCAGATTGTATTCTATCCATTC